ACTCACCATAATTATGAATTATTGGTAATAAATTTGTATCAATATATTGTTTTGCTTTATTGATATTATTGATAATGGTATAATCTTTTATATTATTCAAAAAAATAGTCATTTTTTCTATCTTATGACCATAATTTCCTGGACCTCCTGGAAAATGATGTATCACTTTATCACTATGAATATTAAAATCATTTTCCACGACCAATGATTTCAATATCTTATTATTATATAAATTATATTTGAAAGCATTGTATACAATATAAGGTTGGTCGTAAAAATCAGAATGATAAGGTCTTTCAATAATATCTTCCTTTATTTTTTGAAATAAATCCTTTATTTTTTCACAATGATTAAACAATAATATTCCGCTTGTAAATGCCGTTTTGTCTTCGTAATTATTTATTTCATCACCGAATAATGTCTTTCCCCACCAATTCGTTTCATGGTCAATATCTCCTTCTTCTAATACATATAAAATATCTTCTTTGCAAACATCAAATATTTTATTGATATCATCTTTTATTAAAATATCAGTATCCAAATACAGTATTTTATTATCATTTTTTACAGAAGGTAAATCAAAAAGGTCTAATCTTGCTTTACATGCTTTATCAATATTATCATAGGTATCGTTTATTTCAAATAATATTTTTTCGTTATTGAATAAATGGCTTTGTGTAATCTTATTCATAAATGGTGTAGAAGTATAAACTACTATTTTTGTATTAGCATCTAAATTTCCATAAATAAATATACTTTCTAAAAGAAGATAAAACATATCAACATATTTTTCTTGGTTGAATACGCAGATGAAAATGAAATTCATTATTTTACAAATAATATAAATAATATAAATAATATAAATAATATAAACATATGTTTTTATCATATTTTAAGTCTTCCATTGTGTAAATTTCACACAAAATGTTGAATCCATTTGATTTACCTTTTGATGTATTGAATATAATTTTAGAATATGATGGCAGAATAAAATATTTACATAAAAAGCATATTTATGTGAATATTATAAGCAAAAGGGATGATAGATATAATATAATTAAATCTATCATAGACAAAAAACGGAATCTGATACAAAATATTGAAAAAGGACATTTACAATTTTATAATGATATTTGGATGGAAGATAAAAACATAGGATTATTATATGATTCAGATTGGAGATATAAATTTAAAATTTACCATCATTTACTTTACGATACTGCTTAATTATGCGTCGATGGTATAATAATAATCTTGGATGACGGTTTTATTTTTGACACATCGGCTCATTTTGGCTGCGGAACAATTCTCCGAATCGGCTGCTTTGGCAATGGTATCCCAGGTTCCCAGTAAAGCATGGGTGGTTGCTTCACGTTTATAGACTTTTTTCCCGGTGGATGAAATCAATTTGGGTGCTTGATTGACCTTTTTCAGTGAAATACCGTAATATCCATCTCCCGAGGTGCCGTCTGTCCATATGGGTGATTTCAAAGCATATGGGGAAGCGTTCAAATAGGTTTTGAGTTCTTTCAGGTCGGTTTCGTCATTTTTGATGGGTCGGTCGACGGACCGTTTCCATGCCTGATATTCTTCCAATAAGACGGTATTCAAAATCTTTCCATTATCTGAAAATTTACATACTTGGAATAGAAACGTTTCCACATCGGAATGGTTCTGTGTTTTAATATATTCTACTTCCTTCAGTTTCACACCTAAATATCCGTGATTTCTGTCAATGCGTTTGGGTTTGAATCTCGTGTCTAAATAATGTTTTAGAGCGTGAAAGATTTCCTTGGTAGGTTTCACTTGAGACCAAAGTCGGTATCTTCCTTCCAGATTAACGGATAATTCTTCCACATCTGGTCGGACAATACAAACGCTATTGATAAAATCATTGAATTTATTATGGACTTCATCTTCTGGTAATAGGATATTTTGATACACGGATTCATTCTCTTGTTGGACGGTTTCTAGGATGGTATATTGGCTTTCCATTTTGTCTTTCAAATTAATGAGTTCTACGGCTTGGGATTTGATTTGTTGGGCTTGTTCTTCGATTTGTTGTTTGAGATTTCGGTTTTCATTATGTAATTCCTCATTTTCTTTTATAATTCGGTTGAAATTATCGATGCTGTAGGTCTTGGAATGGATGATGTCTTTAATATATCTGGATAATCGTTCTAGGGTGAAATTGGTGGCATCGTAGGCAATGATTTCGGTTTTGTTTTTACCGTTGATTTCCATGGTGCGAATATGGCGTTTGATTTTTGGGGAGGTTTTGATTAGATTCTCGATTTCCACTTTGTTTTGGACACGGTATGCATTTACTAGGTTGAAATTGTCGTATTTCTTGCGGTGGTCTAAGATTCTGGTCGCTAAATCGTTGGTGTGGCCGAATTTGACTAGTTTTTCGTTGGCTTCGTTGGTGTTGTCAATGGTGCCGAAATAGATACATTCGGTATTCACGGGGAACTGGACGATGATGGCTTGTTCTACTGCTTTTTGCTTCTCTTTTTTTGAGGTTTTGAGTAGACTTTCTTTCTCTTTTTCCTTTTCCAAGATAATATTATCTTTTTGTTCCAATTGTTGTCTTAATTCGTCGGTTTCTTCTTCAACAATTTCATGTAATAATTCTTCTAGTTTCAGGTAATAATCGTGAATTTCTGATGCCTTCTTTGTTTGCGCTTTGAGACATAAAGACTTGAAACATTTTACAGTTAAAAAAATTTTTTTGATATTCTGGCCTCCATTTTTTTTATATGTTTTTGTTGTATTTTCAGATGGAGATTTATTGTTTTTATTTTCTTCTACACTATTATCATCTTCTTCTGAAGAAGATTTGGAATTGTTTGATGCAAATTTATAATCTATATCAACTTTGAAAAGTTTTTCTAACATTCTTTCTGAGTTGAATTTATTTGAAAATCCTAACCATTGCCATACATTATCTAAATCGACTATAAAATCGATATTTTTATCATAGTTTAAATAACAATAAAAACTACTGACAAATAACTGTTGCTCAAAACCAGAGAAATTATCTTTGATTTTAGTTAGCAATTTACTGTTATAAACATTTGAAAGCTTTGCGATTGGGTTTTTTTCGATAAGGTCTACAATATTCAGCTGTTGCATCTTATCGGTACTATGAATTAACACTATTTCTTTAAGTAGTTTTGGGGACACTTTTGTAATTATAAAGCGGAATTTATATAATCGATAAATATTCCCTAAACCGTTCATAAAATAATTAGGTTTGCGTTTTTAAAAATAGATGTGTATTTATTTCTCTCAAAACATTAGATAAATCAAAATTTTGTTCATTCGGGTTATATCTAATTATTTTATTCCCAAGCGAACATATATATTCTTCTCGGATGATTTCTTTCAATGAGTCTCTATTTTCATGATTAAATTCATCACATTCAACTACTAATTTATAATCTATGAAATATAAATCTACTTTATATTTGCCAATAATAAATTGTCTTTTCATATTGAAAATATCCTTGAATGAATTTTCAATAAATCCGATTGTTTGATTTTCAATACACATACATATATTTATTTGTTTTATATTATCATTTACATTTACAATATATCTATTTCTCAAATTATAAGAGTTTTTTATTAATTCAAATACGTTTTCTGTAAGAAGATAATTGATTTTATTTTGTCCTCCATTTTTTTTTATACTCTTGTGTTTATTATGTTCGATAATATAATGAATATTTTCTCTATAATTTTTCTTTAAATGTGTTGTAAGTCTAAATTTATTACACGATAAAAATGCTATTAATTCTTCTAAATTGTGTTTATATAAACTCATTTGAATTTTATAAAACCGCTTTTATATTTTACAAACAGTTTTAATGTTTATTTGTCTTTTTCTTTGTAATCCAAAGAAATAATCACACTTATAAAAAACCGCTTTGGGTATACCCAAAGCGGTTTATCGTTCCTAAATATTCAAAACAAGAATCATATTTTTGTGAATCTTGAAAACCGCTCTTCCAAATTGAGGACCGCTTTTCACTCAAATAACATCGTAAAATATCTCTATGAGTATTTTTTGACATTAATATACGGCCCCTGACTGCGTTTAACGGCCATGTTTGCGTTATACGGTGTTTCGTTGTCGTCGTCGTCTTCCATCTGTTTGGAGATTTCCCAGAACTCTTTGGCTCCTAAACGCACATTGTCGCGTAAAGTTGCCTTATACCAGAATACGCAATCGGTGATATTACTGGAATTTACGGTATTGTTGATAACCATGCATTCAAAATTCTCCGTTGTCTTGTCGAGAACGCTGCAGAAGGCTTCAAATGTCGGGAAAATACTCGCGTAGTTTTCCCAGATGCGTCGGCGCTCACCTAAGCCCGGAGTTCGCATGATAAATACGTAATCAACGTTACTACGTAGGTTCGGCGGTATGCCCAACGGATATTGCATTGTGATCATTAGCATGACCTTTGCGTGCCGCCCATTCATAAAAAGCCAGCGCATGAGCTTATCTTTGCTCCATTTGTCGTCATACAAGCAATCATCCATAATCAAGAAAGTGCGTGGGTCAAAGGAAGCACGGCCATAGTGTTCGATTTCTTGTTTGTATTGTTTGATGACTTGGGTTTGGCGTTTGATAATGGATTCAATGATAAGGGGATTGTATTCTTTGTTAATGAAACATTTAGGAACCATGGCGCCATAGAAACTATTGGTGCCTTCGGTGCCACTGATGACCGAGCCGACGCCCAAATCTTGGTGATAATATAGGATATCTTTGATTAATTCGGATTTACCGGTACCACGTCTTCCTACTAAAACAATGGTGGGGCCTTGGGATTTATTGGGGTCGAAGGGAATATCGCGTGGATTGAATTTGCGCAGAGATAATTGACAAGAAGGAGGACGAGACATTTTGCAAAAAGGGGTTGTAGAAGATTTTAGAAGAAGAACTTGACAACGAGATATCCAATAAGGGGGCAATAGAGGAATATATATTGAGGTGTGAAAAGCCAATTCCGCAAATAGACGAACCGTTTCGAGGGGGAGGGGCAGTGGATAAAATTGAATAAACATATCCCGATTAGATTCGTTATTAACCGACCGACGAATTCAGATACTTTGTTTCCAAAGATAATCTATAGCCCCTAGCACTCATATTATCAAACTACCGAGAGAAAGAGAGATAATCGATAAAATGTCGGCAACTACTGATTACCGTCCAACCATAACCAATAA